AGTCGAGTGGTATTAAGTGTGGTGTTAGCCGCCACAGAGCGTAGTGAGTTGTACGCCTTATCGATTGCCGTGCGTGTGTCAGACGGAATATCAGCCTCTGCTACGTCGTTGAAATAACGCTTGATCAACCAAACAACAGACTCTGCGTTAATGTGACTAGCCGGTGAGTAGTCCACAGGGGCTTGGTCTCTGAGTGTATTTGATACGAGATTGCCCATGTCACTCGCCAAATGATTGTGGAAGTTCACCGCCCTACCCAGTGCCCGATCAAAGGTTGCACCGGGGCTAGTTGATGAATTAAGCATACGATTGACCAAGTACATGCATTTGTCAGACGTACCCACGTGAGTCGAGTTACGTGCCGGTGAGTCCGGTGCGTCATACACACAAGCGCGGAACTGTGAACCCATCATGCCCAGATACGCCACACGCATGTTGTTTGCCGTACCTACATGCACCGTCAGATTCGGGTCATTATGCGTGACATCAACACAACGCAGTTTGGTCTTGGAATAAATCTTCAAGAACGGTATATACAACGGCGACTGTTTGAGCGCGGTCTGTGCCGTAACCGGCACCCACGGAGCAAACAGATCAGTTGTTGAAATTACTGAAGACTTGCTGAATCGTTTAGACATCTCACACCTCCTTAACTTGAACCATCTTGCCGCCACGGGGCGGCGTGAACCCACGATTACTTGTGACGAGCCACAACGTCGGGCACATCACATCCCACTTCACATCGTCCTCGACATGACCGTCTGTGAACACGATCATGCAGTCGGCTTTGTAGTTACGCTCGACCATGTAACGGCTCACGCATGAGACCTCCGTGCCGCCACCGCCCGCTGGCTTGAGCAACTTGGTGATATCGTTGAACATCTCTGGTGTGAACACCTGCTCGCTCCGCACCTTCGTATCCCACCACATCACGCGCAGTGCATCGGGCGAGACCTGCTCACACAATGCTTGCAGTTCAGTCGCAAACTCGTTGAGCAATGACCCACCGATACTGCCAGACGTATCAATCGCCACCACGATGTCACCCACCTTCTCGCTGATGACACCGGGATTGATGATGTCATCGATGATCAGTCGCTTATCGAACTTGCGGTAAGTGTGATCGTCGTTGCCTTGAGCAATGCTAGATACAAACTCACGCAGGGCGGTCGTCCAGTCGATCTCGGGCTGCAATGTCTCGGTGATCGAGCGCGGTAACTTCTGACCGAAACGCGATGCCAACAACCCGCCTTGATGAATGGCTTCGTTGACTTGCTCGACATACTCTTTCATCTCCTCTGCCGACATCTGTTCAGCATTGCTCATATCATGATCGTCAAGCGGCTCACCTCGTCCAGTGCCGCCACCGCCACCACCCCCGCCTTGTTCTTCCTCCTGCTCAAGTGCCCGGTAGATTTCGGGGAATGACCAGTTGTGGAACTTGGGGTCATACAAGCCACCTTTCGGTAACTTGATGAACTCCTTGTCCTTGATGTTCATGATCACATCATTGACTACGTAATCTGCTGCGATGTTGGCGAGTTTCGGATTCTTCTTCCAATACGGCAGACCCCGCACCGTGTGCTTGAAGACTTTGTGCAAGCCCTCGTGCAACTTGAGACCACGCACCTCTGGCAGCATGAGCGAGTTGAGGAACGCTTCACCGTATCGCTCGTTGACACCATCGGTACAGGCAGTCGGTACGTTATCGACCACGGTGGTCTTACCCATCACCAACACACCGGCATACGCAGATGTCTCGGGGTGACGGATCAGATCGACCGTTGCCTTTTCTAGTTTCTTAATGGCTTCTTGCATGATTACACCTCGTGATCAGACCAATAACTCGGGGTTCGCCTTGACGAACGCATTGACCACTGCGTTGTTCTTGCCCAACTTGTGCAAGCGCGGAGCGTAGATCATCGACACAAAGATCGACTGCAACTCCTTCGTTGTCGCACGTTGTACAAACTGCATCGCACTCGTCATCTCGTCGTTGGTCGTGATCGCATCGACCAGATTGAACATCGTCATAAAGAGCGCGGCAGGTTTCTCCGGTATGCGAACTGCGTCAGGGTCTTTGAATATGTCGGATGGCCTAACTAGATCACTCTCCATGTTGAGGAACGCAGCCATGGACTCTGCTGCGGCTTGACCCACGATGCCGCACATCGCTGCTTTGGCTACGTCAAGTCCAAGCACCTGCCATGTTTTTACAACAGCGTCGTTTTTCTCCAACGAACGGGGCGATACGAACGACACATTGGTCGAGCGCGGGTTGAACACGTACGGGTTGTTCGATACGTCCTCCGTCTTGTATGACGCAAACGCTGACGCATTGAGCGAACACCACGCACGGGTCAAGGCACTAATTCCGTTGTCCGTTGCCCACGCCACCCACTGCTTCACCGTGGGGCCACGCATGTTGAGCAAGCCCAGTCGATTGCCAACGTGCGCTTCGATGGTGTCGCTTACCCCGTCGCTGACGTAGTTCGACGTACCAAACACAATGCTCCCGTCTGGCAGCGGCTTGTCGCCCAGATAACGCTCAAGGATCAGTCGAGTGATGAGCGGCTTCAACAACTTGGGCAGTTTGAGCATCTCGTCAATCATGATGACCTTGGGTCGCGGGTCGTTGAAGTTAACAAGCCCGGTCGGATACTGCTCCATCGTCTTCGTCTCACGGTCTGGCATGTACATTGTCAGATCGTTTTCACGCAGCGTACCGCCGTCGATGTAGACATACTCGCGCTTGTCATCGGGACAGTTTTGCTTCGGCTTGCGCCACTTGTCGCCGTTGCGCTCGGCAAGCAACTTCAAGATGGATGTCTTGCCCTGTCCGGGGCTTGACTGGATGACGTATGTCACCGTCTCACCAGTCAACTCAATGAGCCGGGCGGCTTCGTTGATGTCAACGGATGGGGTGATGTTGATCGTCGCTGATTTAGACATGTGTAGTTCCTCGTGTTGTTAAGTGTTCCACCCATGGGTGGAACGTGTTATTGACCAAACCCAAACTTCGACAGGATGTCATCGACATCCGCTTTCACATAGGCACGGAGCGCGTCGTTCTTCTTCAACTCGTCTACGTTCACGTTCATCAAGACTTTCTCCAGATCACTGCGTATGGCATCCAGTCGAGAGTCGCCTGCAGGATTGAACTGCTTGAACGTGTCGCAGTACTGCATGGCTTTCTTGAGTGTTTCAGTATGCAAGCGACCGCGACTGACCTTGAGCGAACCGTCTTCACGCTCGACCACGTTCTCGCCGCACGTATGCGATATCGACCGCATGACATCGACCAGTTGGTGGATTTGTTGGCTGAGCATGTTGTCGATGGTGGACTGGGCTTGCTTGTTGAAGTGATTGGTCAAGTCATCGGCAAGGTCGTGGGCAATCTGCACACGGAAGTCACCCTGCGGCACCTCTGCCGTATACAAAGTCATGGTGAACTTGTCGCGCAGTTCATCGGCAGTGGGGTAGTCCTCACGGCGAAACATCCCGTTGAGTTTGAACGCCATGTCGCTGACCTTGTTGGGGTATGACTGTAAGAACGCTTCAAGCAACTCCTCGCGCTCTTTATCAAGGGCTTTGTACTCCTCCATGAACTGCGGCAACGTCACAGTCGGTAAGATGTTCCACTGCCCTGCCCATGGGAACGTGCGCCGCTTGACCCAGTTGCGAACGGTCTGACGGTGGTTGACTAGTTTCTTGTGTTCGCGGTCACCGGCAAGCAAACGCTTGGCGAACTTGCCCGATTCAGAATCGGCGTTCTTCATTGTGGTGATCTCGTTGCTCACCTCGTCATCGGTCTGTACGCCAGTCCATACGGACGTTCGCACGTTGACCAACACCGCACAGGTGGACAGGTCGATCAGACTCTTGGGCTTCGATAATTGAATAGACATTGTGTTACTCCTCGTTGTGATTCCACCCATGGGTGGAAAGGGTTGATGGACACTTCAGAATCTCAAACTCCCAGTCTCTATAGTATACTAAAGGTTTACGTATAAGTCAAGCAACTAAAGAATGAAAGTTAGTCATGGCGAGCCAGTCTTGCAGTACGTAGAGCACGTCTTTGCTCCGTCCACCCACGTGCCACGTGGTCACGGCAGTGGCAGGGATGCCATGTTCCTCGCCGCAATACGGCACGCCCACCTTCCAGTCATAGATGGTTACGTCGATGTATCGATCAGCGTCGTAGTCGTGGAAGCGCAGTAGCCATTCGGCTTGGGTTTTGTAGTCATCGCCCGATAGCGGCTTGCCGAACAAGCGCACAAGGTCGCCGTATCGGATATTGATCTGGCCTTGGAAAGATGTGCCAGACATTGCATCGCAGTAGTCTTGGAACGCTTCGACTGACAACACTCGGTTGGTATTTGACATGATTAGGTCTCCTTCTATTAATTAAGTGATAGGCATGGCCAACTTGGTTGGCTCAAAACGGATTCACTGGGCGCGGTTGGGGTGGCTCGTCCAGTGGCAGTTCCATCTGCTCCCACCGCTCGTTAAGTTCACGTGCAAAGAGGCGCATGGCCTCCTCACGGGCTTCGTACTCCATCTGCTCCGCTTGCCGTTGCCATGCGGCATCGCTGTCCTGCGCGACCCACCAGTCGGCAGGGATTTCGTTTGATCTGTTCATCTCACACCTCCTCGTACCAATCAATTGACCCTGCTTGCATACGCTCCTTGATCACCAATTCGGTGTTATCCGTAAACGTGATGCAAAACGTCTCGCCACCATCAAACTTGATCTTGGCAACCGTCTTGCCGTTGAACTGGTTGATGGTTTTTACGCGACCTTCTTTCACCGCATACAATCCAAACTTGCTCATCGCACTAGTCCTCCTTTGTTGTTGATGCCTTTCAAGTCTTCCAAGTCCGTGACCAAGATGTAGTTTGATTTGTGTAGCGGAACGATGCATCGCACGACTTTGCGAGACTGCGCTTCACCGCACTGCATACACAGGTGGATGCCAAGCGCCCATCGCCTAGCATCCACCGCTTCGCTACACCTCACACAATTCACTTTCCACCCATGGGTGGAAACGCTTACTGAACTCGCCATAAGTTTGATCTCCCAGTATGGGAATAGTATAGCAAACATGGACGTATTAGTCAAGGGGTAAGAGAACGATAGTTCTGCAAGGGCGGTCGGGTTTGTTCCAGTTGTTCCAGTCTTGTTCCAGTTTTTTGTTTACGTATGCTACGGAATTTGAATTGCGGGTGTGGGGGTGGGGTAGTGTAAGTGATTGAATTTATTAGATAGATAGATAGAAAGTTTATATATATTAGTAAGAAGAAGTGAAAATAGGGGTGTTTGTTCCGTTGTTCCAGAGATTTCGTGAGGATGGGTTGGAAATTTTGTTTTGTTGACACACCGCGCTGCCAACTCTCTCGCGCCAAATTTTTCATGCTCTCCCCCGCCCTGTCCCGAAAAAACTGGAACAGTGGAACAAACCCGTTTTTTCTTAATGAAATCAAGCACTTGCGTGTTCCAGTCGATTTTTGAAACTGGAACAAAACTGGAACAGCGGAACAAAAACTGGAACAAAACCCCCAAAAAACTGATTAATTACGTAATTAATCATGTGAACGCTCTGTCAGGCATTTCCACCCATGGGTGGAAAGTGTAGATAAAATTATGCCGTAATTCCTCAACGCAGAGTTTTGCTCAGCCACGCACGCGCAGCACGCTCACACAAACAAGGAACTGGCATCGAAGATGCGCCCTGCAAAACGCAGGGCAAAAAAAAGCCCCGCCCGGCAGAGCCGAGCGGGGCCAGTGAGTGGACGTTGTGTTACTTCTTCAAGTACTTTTCGACTGCGGCAAGGTATGCAGCCTCACCTTGCTGGATTGCTTCAGCGGGCCATGCCTCCGGGTTACCTTTGCTGCGCTGCACAGTGTGACGCTTGTCGATACTGGCCAGCGTTTGCTGAGTCCATTTCAGCAGGGCAGTCGGAGTGCGTGGCGTACCGGGCAGTCCCTTCTCGCGTCGGGCAATCGTCTCGATATAGGTGTATCGATTCGATGCGTTAGTCTGCACAGCCTTACGCATTGCAGTTACCACCTTGTGACGGCCCGGTTCCTGCTGCTTCAACTGGCCGAGTTGATGGGCCGTGATTGCCATGACAACCTCGGCCTCAAAGGTAACCACCTTTTTAGCGTCTGCCTTTTTGGCCTCGGCAGGTGTAACCATTGTGTAGGTATCACCTTCCCGCAGGAAAAAGCGCGTCGGGAATTTAGCGACGGCCCGGTTCATGAGGCCCTTGCGGATGTCGGCCTCTTCCTGCTCGGTTACCTTCTCGGGAAAGGTAGGCACAATGCCTACAATTTCCATGACGGCATCGATCAACTTGTCGGCTGAATCGTAAGCCTTTTCTGCAGTCTGAATCAGTTTAGCGTTAGACATGATTAATCTCCGATTGTGTGAACGGGTGCGACATTGCAGCCCGTGAATTGCTTATAGGGTAACGCATTGCATAAATCAAATTCCACCTATGGGTGGAAAGCCTGTTAGGGCCGACCCCACCCGCCCGGCACCCCCCGCGCAGGTTTGGGACTCCGGCCAGCCCCCTATACCCCTGAATTCACACAAATCACCCCACACTTTTCCCCAACTTGACCCCCCACCCCTGCTGTATAGAAACCCACCCCCTTGTTAATTTGGTACCATGCTGTTTTTATATATAGTTATATGGACATGGACGCATTTGTACCTGACATAGAAGAGGGCATACCTCTGCCAAGCAATGCGTTAGAGGCATTGCCGGACTTGACATCGACTGAAGAAATTGAAATGCGTGCTAGAACTATCAAGTTCTTTTCCGACTTGACTGGCGTAGCCATTGAACCTGACAGGGATCAGCAGTTGGTTGCGTCAGAATTGGCGCACCAGATGGTGCATGATCCTAAGATTAGACATGACTTTGCCAAATACCCTAACGAAACCATAGCCTTCTTGGCTGGTCTGGTTGCCAAAACCAACCACGCCCTCGTTGAAGACTTGGCTACGCTTAAAAACTACGTCATAACGAACCTCGTTAAAGAGATTGAAACGACAAGTGACAGCAAACTTCGCGTGCAGGCGCTGAAAACGCTAGGCGAAGTGGACGGCATTGATGCCTTTAAGAAGCGTAGCGAGGTTACACACATCGTTAAGCCTATTGAAGAAGTCGAAAAAGAGTTGATGCAGGTACTAGAGGGCATCGAATACAGCGTTGTAGGCGATGAGAATGCAGCAGATCACGGCTGAGAACCTGCAAAAACTGCGGCTTGCCCTCCCAACAATGCCTGAAAAGGAGAAACGGCGCGTTGCCGAACTCCTAAAGACCTACCAAAGCCAGATAACTCAAAAATTAGGCAAAGATTCCTTCTTAGACTTCATCAGCCACGTGTATCCGGGCTACAAAGTAGGGCCACACCATCGAAAATTGGCTAGAATTTTCGAGGAAATTGCAGAAGGTAAGAAAAAACGGGTCATCGTCAACATTGCCCCCCGCCACGGCAAGTCAGAGATGATCAGTTACCTCGCTCCGGCGTGGTTTTTAGGCAAATACCCACAGAAAAAGGTCATCATGGCCTCACACACTGCCGATTTGGCGGTGAATTTCGGTCGCAGAGTGCGTAACTTGGTCGGTTCGGAGTCTTATCGTGACATTTTTCCAAACGTATCTCTGCAAGCCGACAGTAAAAGTGCTTCTCGTTGGGGTACGAATTTTAACGGCGAGTATTTCGCTATCGGCGTCGGTGGTGCTCTTGCTGGCCGTGGTGCCGATCTCTTTATTATTGATGACCCACACTCTGAACAGGAGGCTAAGCAGGGTCGAGCGGACGTATTTGAACCCGCATGGGAGTGGTTCCAGTCCGGCCCCGTTCAAAGGTTGATGCCGGGTGGCGCGATCATCGTTGTAATGACCCGTTGGTCTAAGCAAGACCTTACTGGGCGCATCGTTGACCACATGACCCGCGAGGAAGACGCGGAAGAGTGGGAAGTGGTCGAGTTCCCAGCCATTTTGAACGATAGACCGCTTTGGCCTGAGTTCTGGGCTATTGAGGAACTGCTGGCCAAAAAGGCCAGTATGGACGTTCGGTACTGGCAAGCCCAGTACATGCAGGAGCCGACCTCGGAAGAGGGGGCGCTGATCAAACGGGAGTGGTGGCAGATGTGGGAGGCGGAGGAGCCGCCCCCTTGCGAACATATCATTATGAGTCTTGACGCTGCCCAAGAAAAGACGAACCGGGCAGACTTCAATGCCTTGACCACGTGGGGGGTCTTCTTCAACGAGGAGACCAAAAACTACAACGTTATCCTGCTCAACGCCATCAAGCAGCGTCTTGAGTTCCCCGAACTGAAAGCACTCGTCCTTGATGAGTACAAGAGTTGGCAACCGGACTCATTTATCGTGGAGAAGAAGTCTAACGGCGCGGCGCTCTACCAAGAGTTTAGGCGGATGGGCGTGCCCATATCTGAGTTCACGCCGGGTAAGGGGCAGGACAAGATTAGCCGTGTAAATGCCGTATCTGATCTGTTTTCTTCAGGTATAGTTTGGGCGCCTGACCGGCGTTGGGCGCATGAGGTTATTGAGGAATGTAATGATTTCCCCTCTGGCCGGAATGATGACTTGGTTGACGCTACCACTTTGGCTCTCATGAGATTCAGGCAGGGCGGGTTCCTTCGTTTGCCCAATGATGAGGCGGAACCGACGCGGTGGTTCAAGAGTCGTCGCGGTGCTGGGTACTATTAGGAGAATCTAAATGGCCGTCGATAAAAGTTTAATGCAGGCTCCGCAGGGTTTAGAAGCACTTGCTCCCCCTGAGCCGATTGAGATCATGATCGAAGACCCTGAGAGTGTATCCGTCGAGATCGACGGGATAGTAGTACAACTAGCCAAGTCTGAGCCGCGTGCCGAGGACTTCGATGCCAACCTTGCAGACTTTATGTCCGAAGGTGAATTGCAGAGTCTTGCCTCTGATCTTTTAGGCCAGTACGAGCAAGACCTCTCAAGCCGCAAAGACTGGCTGGATACGTACGTCAAAGGCTTGAAGATTCTGGGCATTCGCTACGAAGAGCGCACTGAGCCGTGGCCCGGCGCTTGCGGAGTCTTTCACCCTCTCCTCATGGAGAGTGCGGTCAAGTTCCAGTCCGAGACCATCATGGAGACCTTCCCTGCGGCAGGGCCGGTCAAGACCAAGATTATTGGCAGAGAAACACCTGAAAAGAAAGACTCGGCGGTGCGTGTCGCGGATGACATGAACTACCAATTGACCGAGGTGATGAAGGAGTACCGCCCAGAGCATGAGCGCATGTTGCTCAGCATGGCCTTGGCAGGTAACGCGTTCAAGAAAGTGTATTTCGATCCTGCGTTGGATCGTCAGACTGCGATCTATATCCCTGCTGAAGACATCATCGTGCCCTACGGCGCGGCCAATTTGGAAGGTGCCGAGCGTGTTACGCACCGGATGCGTAAGACGAAGAACGAACTGATCAAACTGCAGTACGCAGGCTTCTACCGCGATATCGACTTGGGCGACCCGGTTCGCACGATGGACGAGGTGGAGAAGCAGAAGGCAGAGGATCAAGGCTTCTCAGCGACGATGGACGACCGGTTCCAGTTGCTTGAGATGCACGTGAACATCGACCTGCCGGGGTATCCTGATGTCGATAAGGACAACAACGAAACAGGCATCGCACTACCGTACGTAGTGACGATTGAGAAGGGGACGGGGACAGTTCTGGCGATTAGGCGGAACTGGAACGAAGATGACAAACTCAAATCGAAGCGGCAGCACTTTGTCCATTACGGATATATCCCCGGCTTTGGCTTTTATTATTTCGGACTTATCCACCTTATCGGCGGACACTCTAAAGCGGCAACCTCTCTGCTTCGCCAACTTATCGACGCAGGAACTCTTAGCAACCTTCCGGGTGGTCTCAAATCACGTGGTCTGCGTATCAAGGGAGATGACACCCCCATCGCCCCCGGTGAGTGGCGAGACGTAGACGTACCTTCGGGCGCGGTGCGGGACAATATTCTGCCGCTAC